TAGCGGGAGATTTTTCTAGAGGTATAGCTAATTTTATTGGATTTGACGCTGAGGACACAAAAAAGGAGATGGATGAGATAGACGCAGAGATGACATCAGGTATAAATAAATTAAAAGAAAAAAGCGCAGGTCTTAAATTACAAGTAAGAGCTATAGATGAGCAAGGTAAGACAAAATCTACTACTACTACTACTGATCCTGAACCTGAGACTGAGGATGATGGAGAGATAGACAGATTAAATGAATTTTTACAAGAAAAAGCAAGACTAGAACAAGAGTATTTTGACAGTTTATTGTCTGAGGAGGAGCGTCTTAAAAATGCAGTAGAGGATAAGTATTTTGAGAAAATAGAGTTAGCTAAACAATATGGATTAGATACTACTGATTTAGAAAAAGCGAGACAGGCAGAGATTGACGCTATAGATGAGGAGATGTCGCAAAAAGCTATAGAGAGGACTAATGCGGAGCTACAGGCTAAAAAAGACGCTAGAGCAGCATTTGTACAGGCTGTAGGAGACAGCGTAGGTCAAATATCAGGTCTATTAGCTGAGGGTAGTAGAGGAGCAAAGGCAGCAGCATTAGCAGAGATAGCAATTAATACAGGTCTAGGATTTATACAGGGATTAGACATAGCACAAAAATCAGCTAAAGCTGCAGGCCCTGGAGCAGCACTAGCGTTTCCTATATTTTATGCAACACAAATAGCAGCAGTATTAGGAGCTGTGAAAAAAGCTAAAGCAGCTATAGGAGCAGGTGGAGGAGGAGAGACAGCGCCTGTAGTGCCAGCACAGGCAGCGCCTACTAGGTCAGGTAATTTTACATTAAATGCTAGAGAGACGCCAGAGATAGTGTCAAAAACATTTGTAGTAGCTGATGAGATGACAAACCAGCAAAGTCAATTAGCAGATATTAGGCGTAGAGCTACAATATAAAATATTAACAAATTAAATCTATTATAAGATATGGAAGGTAAAAAGAAAAAAAAGAAAAAAAAGAAGTATTACCAAATACACGAATTAATTATACAAGACTCTAATGAGGATTTAGCTATTGATGCGATTAGTTTAGTATCTGAGCCAGCCATAATGGAAAATGCTGTATTTTTTAATAAACAAAAAAATAACTTAACATTAGCAAAGGAGACAGATGAAGAGAGAGTATTAATTAGTCCAGCCCTGATCCCAAATAAAAATATATATAGATACAATGCAGATGAGGACTTAGACTATTATGTATATTTTAGCGAGGAGACAGTTAGGCGCTCCTCTGAGATGTTTTTAAAATACAATAATCAACATAAAGCTACATATCAACATGAGAAGCCTATTGATGATGTATATGTTATGGAGTCATGGATAATAGAGGGAGACAAAGACAAATCTAGATATTATGGATATGACTTACCTAAAGGCACATGGATGGTCAAAATGCGTATCAATAATGACCAGGTATGGTCTGAGTTAAAAAGTGGTCATTTGACAGGTCTAAGTATTGAAGGATTTTTTGTCAATGCTATGCAAAAAATGTCAGAGCAAAAATACACAGACAAACAAATACTAGAAGCATTAGCAGAAATAATGAAAATCAAATAATTAAAAAATAATTCTATTATACTATATAAAAAATACTAAAATCATGGATATTAAAGAACAAATTTTGACAGCATTAGGTCTATCTGCTGAAACAGTAGACCTCGCCTATCAGGCCAAGCTTGAGGATGGCACAATTATCGTAAGTGAGGGAGAGTCGCTTACTGAGGGTGGAGATGTCAGTGTATTAGCTACTGATGGCTCTACTATGAAATTACCAGCAGGAGAGTATAAGGTAGAGGATGGTACTACTTTTACTGTAGTAGAAGAGGGTATTGTAGACTCTATTACTACTGCTACTGAAGAGTCTGAGGAGACTGAAGAGGTAGAAGCGGGTAAAGACAAAGAGAAAAAATATGAGGATGAGGATGCGCCAGCAGAGGCAGTAGTAGAAGAGGTAATTGATGAGGTAGGTGGAGCAGTAGCTGAGGTAGCTGAGGCTATTGATGACGCTACAGGAGATGAGATTACTCCAGCAATTGCAGAGCAGGCAGCAGAGATAGCTGTAGCTATTGTAGAAGAGAAAATTGAAGAGGTAGCAATGGCAAAACAAATTAGAGTAATTTTAGAAGCTACTAAAAAAGAATTGACATCTTTAAAGTCAGAGTTAAAAGAGACTAAAGACAAAGTAAAAGAATTGTCAGACATGCCATCAGATGAGGGTATTAAATTAAATAAATTTAGTAGTAATAATGGGATAGAGGAGTTATCTAAAGCAGAGTACAACTCATTAACATCATCTCAAAGATTTTACTATAATTTAAAGAGAGAAAAAAATAGACTAAAATAATATTAAAAATTAAAAAAAGATGGGATTCAGTATCACTAGCAACTATGCGGGCTCACATGCGGGGCAGTATATTGCAGCGGCTTTAAAAGAAGCTAAAAGTTTAGAATATTTAACAGTATTAGAAAATGTTAAATTTAAGAGAAATATTACAAAAGTAGCATCATCAGGATTAATTACTGATGCTAATTGTGATTTTACAGATGCAGGTACATTGACTCTAACAGAGAGAGTATTATTACCTGAGAATTTACAAATTAATGTAGATTTATGTGCATTAGACCTACTTGCAGATTTTCAAGCAGAAAAAATGAGAGCAGGAGCGCATAACAATGGTATGTCAGATGACTTTGCAGCATTTGTAGTATCATACCTACAGTCTACTATTGCAGACCATGTAGAGTCTAAAATATGGCAAGGTAATAACACAGGATCAGGAGAGTTTACAGGATTTATGCATGCAGGTAATGGTCATTTTGAAAATGACACAGCAATTGTAGAGGCAGCTAATCAGGGTGGAGCAGGTACAGCGTTTACATCATCAAACATAGATGAAAACTTAAATATCATTACAGCAGCTATACCAGCGGCAGTCTATGGTAAGGAGGATTTATATATATATCTATCTACAGCGTCATACAGACTATACATCCAAAATATGGCAGCTGCAGGATATGCTAACTTATACTCTATGACAGATACTTATGTACCTATGTTTAATGGAATAAAATTAGCAGTTTGTCCAGGTATGCCAGATGACAAAATGTGTGCAGCTCAAAAGTCAAATCTATTCTTTGGTACAGATTTAATTTCTGACCACGGGCCAGCTTTAAGGATCTTAGATATGAGTGAGGTAGATGGTAGTAATAATCTTAGAGTAGTAGCTAAATTTAGTGGAGGTACACAGCATGCTCAGGGTGGAGACATCGTAAGATTAGACTAATAAGAATTGTAAAAAAGGGGGGGTATAATACTCCCTCTAATTTACTTAATAATAACAATTAAAAATTTATAGATATGTCATGTTTGCTAAGTAAAGGGAGACAAATTACCTGTAGAGATACAGTCGGCGGTATTAAAAACGCTTATTTTTTCAGATTTCAAGACATTACATCATCTACTATAGCTAATAGCGAATTAACAGACTTAGAGGGTATAGATAACATTAAAAAATATATACTAAAAAGAGGTACAGCGTCATTTACAGAGACTATTAACGCATCTTCAGAAAATGGTACAGTATTTTTTACACCATCTGTTAATATAAAATTACACAAATTAACTAAAGAGGATCAGAATGAGTTAAAAGTATTATCTCAGGTAAGATTGTGTATTGGATTAGAGCTAAATGAGCTAAATAGTAATGGTAAAAATGTAGTTTTATTATGCGGATTAGACAATGGTATGGAGCTAGCGTCAGGTACTAATGTATCAGGAGCAGCATTTGGGGATATGAATGGCTATGATTGGACTTTTGAGGGAGCTGAGAGCTTTCCAACTCCTACAGTAGCTGATTATACTGCAGCACCATTTGATAACTCAGCATTTAATAGCGGTAGTGCTATTACAATAGATGCAGACTAATTAAATTAGTTTTTATTTATTGATTTATATATATAAAAGGGAGGCTATATGCCTCCTTTTTTGTTAAATTTAAAACATATAAAATGTACAAACTAAAAAAACAATACAAAGGGGTAGAATTAATTAAAAATGGTAGATTAATTAGATTAGACACAGTAAAGTCAAATGAGGTAAAATTACTAGGTCTAGAAATTTATTTTACTAAGTCAAAAAAAGACAAAAAATCTAAAGATCCTGTAGGTAGTAAATTGTAAAAAAAAATATTTACAATAAATTTCTATTATACTATATGATACATGGAACATACGGCAGTAATATAGAGTCATACCTATCCCTATTAGAGAGTCAAATTAATGACAATGTAGCAACTACTAATTTAAGGTATTTATTTAAGTGTACAAATGATATGACTAAAGATGTCAAATATGCATACGGCACTATATTAGAAATAAATGACAGATTTGTAAGGCAAAGACTTACACATAATACTACTGACGCTGTATTAACAGGTAATATAAATTTTAAGCCTTTTGGATTTTGGACTTACGAAGTCTATGAGGTATCATGGGTAGGTACAGTAGATTTGTCTACAAACAAAGCGCCTACTACAGAGACAGAGGTATTGTCGCCAGCAGCAAATGACAAAGGGGTAGTACAGGGATTAGTACATAGAGGTAAAATTAAAATACAGGAAACTGTAGGCAGTGAGCAAATACAATATACACAGCATACAGCAACTGAGACAAATTATTTATACACAGATTAAAATAAAAAATTATGGCAGATACAACACAAGAATTGTTAAGCGAGCAACTAGGTAAAGGAGGAGTAGAAATAGTAGTATCAGGTACAGGTGCTGTATCTGGTAAGGATTGTTATGCTGTAGCGTTTCCTATAGAGACTACAGTTACTAATTTAGATACAGGTAGTAATGTGTCAGGTACAGACTCAAATTTACATCAAACATATCAGGCAGGTACTACATTATTTCTAAACTTTACAGCAATTACTATTAGCTCAGGATTAGCACTTATATACAAAAATGATACTCTATAATGAGATTAGCATTAACAAACAGTATTAATAGATATGCAGGGGGTGCATGGACGCCTAATAAATTATCAAGTCTTTTACATTGGTATAGAAAAGATACAGACATATTAGAGAGCGATGGCAGTAGAGCTGAGGACGGAGATGATATTACACAGTGGTCTGACCAAAAAGGATCTAATCATTTAACAGCGTCTAATAATTTTTATCAATTTGATGAGGATAGTGGAGGTGTTAGTAGTGAGGACTCATCTAATGACAAATTAAATTTTACAAATCAATTAAATTTTAGCGGTCAGTTTTCTATGTATATGAGAGTAAAACTAAGTACAATTAGTGGTAGTAGTACAGATTTATTTTTTTATGATGCAGACACAAGCTCACAAGATTTTTTTAGAGTACAAAGCACATCAGAGTTTAGAGGTAAAATAGATAATAGTTTAAAAATAGGATTTAGCACTACAGTAGAGACAGGCACTTATTATAATATAGGTATAGAGCGAGATGGTACAAACAGAGTGTCATTTTTTTTAAATAATGCCTCACAGACACAAATTACCACAACAGGATATGAGACAGGGGTAGTAAGCGGTACATTAGATATAGACGCTGTAGGAGGTAATTTAGATGGTATAATAAAAGAAATAGTAATTGTGAACGCAGCATTATCTACAAGTGATAGAACAAAACTAAATAATTATTTAACAGCAATATAATGGCAAAGAATAAAAAACAGATAATGTCTATTGAGCTAAAGAGTCAGACAGCGCCTACAATATCTGAGAAAATGGGTAGCGATTGGATTGAGTATAGCGGGGAGGACTGGCATAACGCTTATCCAAATTTTTTAGTAGATTTATACTATTCTAGTAGTACACATGCAGCAATTATAAATACTACTGCTGACATTATCGGGGGAGAGGACATAATAATAGAAGAGACAGACAATTTAGAGGCTCAAGTAAAATTATCTAAATTTTTTAAAAATGCTAATAGTGATGAGACATTACATGAGGTAGTAAAAAAGTGTGCATTTGACTTTAAATTACAGGGCGGTTATTTTCTTAATATTATATGGAGTAAAGACAGACAGACCATATCAGAGATTAGACATGTAAGCGCTGAGAGAGTAAGGGTAGGTAAGCCAAATGCATTAGGTAAAACAGATACATACTATGTGTCAGCAGATTGGACTAATACTAGAGATAATGAGCCTGTACCTGTACCAGCATTTAATGTAAATGATAGGACTAATCCTAGTCAATTATTATACGCAGGATCATACAGCCCTGGTATGGACGCATATTATCTACCTGACTACATAGCCTCAAATAATTGGAGTCTAATAGACGCAGAAATTGCACAGTACCATCTAGCAAATGTACAAAATAATTTTAGTGGTACAATGGTAGTGTCTATGAACAATGGAATCCCATCAGAGCGGGAAAGATTGGATATAGAGAAATCATTAAATAACAAATTTTCAGGCAGTGCTAATGCAGGTAAGGTAATTTTAACATTTTCAGATGGAGCAGATAGAAGCCCTGAGATTACTCCAATACAATTACCTAATAGCGATAAAACATATTTAGCATTACAGGAGCTTATACAGAAAAACATACTCACAGGACATCGCTGTACTAGTCCATTATTAGTAGGTATTAGAGACACAGGAGGTGGATTAGGTAATAATGCACAGGAGATGACAGAGGCATTTGATTTATACCTTAATAGCGTAGTAAAAGGGTATCAAAAAAACATACTAAAGACACTATCTAAAATATTTGCAGTAAATGATATGGATCTACCTATACAATTTGTACAGGCTAAGCCAGTATCTAATAAATTTACTATTGAGGATATGAGGGCGGTAATGACTAAAAATGAGATTAGAGAGGAGCTTGGCTTACCTGAACTAGATGAGACAGATGATACAGCTAAAGAAGAGTTAAAAAAAGTAGGCAGCATGATTACTGATGGTATAGAGCTACCATTATATGAAACTATAGAAGAGGCAGAGGCAGAAGCTGAGAGATTAGGATGTAAGGGGTATCATGAACATACGCAGGACGGTACTACATATTACATGCCATGTAAAGACCATGATACTATAAAAGATTTAAACTTAGGAGAGTGTAATTGTAAAGAAGAGTTAATAAGCCCTAATCCATGTCAAAAAGGGTACGAGCCTATAGGCCACAAAACAAAGGGAGGTAAAAAAGTGCCTAACTGTGTACCTATAAAAGCGTCTGCATTAGAGAAGTTTATAGCGTTAGGAGATGATTTAGATGATGATGAGTGGGAATTATACTCAGAGACAGATGCAGAGGATG